TCCATCATTTTGTCGCCACCAGCCCAGATCAGCCTGAACCAGCGCCAACTGGCCACGATCGGCCAAGACTGGAAACGATCATCCCAGACCATGCCGGCTCACTAGCTGGACTTGTGGGGGACATGGCCCAGAAGGTACTTGGTGTCACTTTGATGCCGTGGCAAATACATGCTCTTGAAGGAATGCTTGCGGTTGATGCCGATAACAAGTTTGTGCATCGCTCGAGCCTTGTTTCGGTCGCCCGTCAAAATGGCAAGACAACTATTTTGCAATCCTTAATTCTATTTTGGTTAGTTGAGATGCCAAAGATTCGTGGACAAAAACAGACCGTTGTATCTGGCGCGCACAGACTTGATCTTGCGTGCTTGTTGTTTGATGATCTGTCACCAATCCTTGAGGAGTACTACGGCGCAAAGATCGTCAAGTCTTACGGTCGTTATCAGGCCACGATGCCAGATGGCAGCAAATGGTGGGTCAAAGCGTTAAAGCCAAACCAAGGTCACGGTATGTCAATTGACCTCGTGTGCGTAGATGAGCTGTTTGATGTCAATCCCGATTCCGTGGAAGGTGGGCTCTTGCCTGCACAGCGCGCTAGGAAAAATCCTCTTGCCTGTTTCTTTAGTACTGCCGGCACCGAAGAATCCGTGCTGTTTCAGCGCTGGCGTGAGGCTGGCATTCGAGCAATTGACAAAGGCGAACCGTCCACGATGTATATGGCGGAATGGTCGCCTGACCCGAGCCTTGACCCGCTGCATCCAGCGTCATGGGCGTGGGGTAATCCTGCACTCGGCTACACGTTGGACATGGACACCATCAGGCAAGAGTCAACCAACCCCGATCGGGCATCATTCTTGCGCGCATCCCTAAACCTTTGGGTAAGTGTTGTGCGCGGATGGATTGAGCCAGGGCGTTGGCCGTCATTGGAATACACAGGTGACATACCTAGCGGTGGGGTCGTGGCGATCGAGTCTTCGCTGGACGACTCCCGATACAGCGCGACCAGATGCGTCAACCTGTCAGACGGACGGGTGCTTGTCACCGTCGCATTTATCGCCGAATCAATCACAGAGCTGTGGGAGAACGTGCAGGAACTTGCCAAAGACCCCACGATCAGGTTTGCCCTGTCGCCGACCGTGGACGCCACATGCCCGCCGAACATTGAGCGCCGCCGGGTCGTGGTTGGCTACGCCGAACTAGGACGCTTTACACCGCTTGCCAAGAACATGATCGCCGAAGCACGCCTACTGCACACAGGAGAAAAACTGTTAGCCGAACACGTCCAGCGCGCTGTTGCTGTTCGCACCGACAACACGATCGTGCTCTCTAGCAAGCGATCGCCTGGCCCAATTGAGTTAGCGCGCACAATGGTCTGGGGAATTGGTCTATGCGCGCGACCAGTCAACAGCGGTAAACCCATGCTCGTAACCATTAACCACTAACATTCTCTCGGCGACCGCGCACCTTGCCTTTTGTCGGAATCGGATAAGTCATGCGCGGTTGCCACTTATATGACAAAGTAGGGTTATGGCTCTTTTTAACAAATCGCAACAAATAAACACGGCAAAAGAATCGCCTGTTACCGCAGCTGTCGGAGCATCGTCCTACAACATCGGATATTTTGCGTCATACACAGACGGCACTCGCAGAGCCCGCGCTATGACCTTGCCAGTTGTTGCGCGCAGTCGCGACCTTATCTGCACCACAATCTCACAACTGAACTTAGAAATGTACCGCGAAATGTGGAACGGTGACGAAATGGAAGAAGTGCCACTAGCGCCGCGATCATGGATTGCGCGAATTGACAAAGGCGTTCCAAACGACTTCATTCTAAGTTGGACGTGCGATGACCTTATCTTTGAGGGACGGGCCTTTTGGTATGTAGACCCAAACGATCGCACCGCTGACGGCTACCCAAACAACTTCACTCGACTGCCAGCCGCCATGGTGTCAACGCTCGATCAAGCAGGCCCAATCTGGTTTGGCCCATCAAAACAAATCGTATTTAATGGCGTGCAATTAGACCCGCGCGACGTCATCCAATTCATTTCACCAATGCAATCATTTAACTCTGCCGGCGCACGCGCAGTAGAAACCGCATTACGCATTGAAGAATCAAGACTCCGCGCAAGCCAATCAGTCCTGCCAAGCGGCTATCTGAAACAGACTGGCGGAGAACCGCTTACATCTGCCGAACTGAATGATCTTGCACAGCAGTTCAATATCGCGCGCACGTCTGGCAACAACACGGCCGCTCTAAATGAGTTCATCGAATATGTGCCAACAGATGCAACACCAGACAAAATGATGATGATTGAATCCGCGGACTACTCGGCTCGTGACCTCGGCAGGTTCCTTGGTGTCCCTTCATTCTTACTTTCCGTATCAATTGGGGCGTACTCATACCAATCAAGCCAGCAATCCAGAATTGACAACTGGACTTACGCCTGTGCCCCGATAGCCAAGTGCATCGCCTCAACACTTTCATCAGACAACGTGCTTCCGCGCGGAACCTTCATACGGTTTGACACGTCGGATTACTTGTCCGAGGCTTACCTTGGCGGAGACATGTCAGACTCAAACGACATGCCAGAAGATTCAGATATCCCACAAACCCCAATTGCACGAAATTAGGATACGGCCATGATCAGATTTGGTTCAGAAGCATTCACCATTGACGCGGCAGCTGGCGACACGCCACGCCGAACGATCTCGGGAATTGCGGTCAGATATAACACCCCAGCCAAGGTTTCCGATGGCTCAATGGTGGCTTTTGCACCTGGCTCGTTGCCAGTTGACGGGCGCGCACCCATCCTTCAAATGTTCCACGATTCAACCAAAGTCATTGGCACCGTGGTCGAGCGTCAAGAAACCGAACAAGGAATGCTATTTGTTGCCCGTGTTTCGGAGACTGCCCTCGGTTCGGAAGCGCTTGTGTTGGCCAGCGACGGAGCCCTTCGTGAAGTCAGCGTTGGAGTTACCCCGCTTAAGTTCAAATATGACAAAGACGGCGTAATGGTTGTTACCAGCGCTAAGTGGGACGAGCTTTCGGTGGTCGGCCAGGGCGCATTCGATGCACCCATTTTGGAAGTCGCTGCGAGTATCCACCAACAAGAAGAAGAAATAAGTACTATTGAAGAAGTAGCACCTCAAGAGGAGACAGAAACAATGAACGAAAAAGTTGAATCCCCAGCCGTAGTGGAAGCATCTGCTGCGACACAAACCATTTTTGCAACCGCCAAGCGCGAATTTAAAATGCCATCAGCTGCTGAATACATTTCAGCATTTGTTGTTGGTGGCGATCAATGGCGAGCAATGAGCGAAGGCATCCAAGCTGCCGCGCCAAACGTTTTAACTACTGATATTCCTGGCGTGCTTCCGTTGCCGATCGTGCAACCTGTTTACAACAATTTCATTGGCCGTCGCCCTGTAATTGATGCAATCGGTGCAAAAGCAATGCCACAAGGCGGAAAAGTATTTATCCGTCCAGAAGTAACAACTCACACTTCAATTGGCAATCAGGCAACTGAAAACACTTCACTTACTCAAGGAACCTACGTCGTTACAGACAACCAAGTTACAAAAGGTACGTACGGTGGTTTCGTCACGTTGTCCGAACAATCAATCGACTGGAGTACACCCGAAGTAATTTCTTTGGTACTCGATGACATGGCTCGCATTTATGCCAACGAAACCGACAACGTGGCAGCAGACAACTTGAAGACCGGCGCAACAGTTACTCGCAACTTTGCACTTGCCTCCGTAACTGACGCTGCATATTGGGCTTCATGGATTTCGGGTGCAGCTCAAACGATTTTGAGCGGTTCTAACGGCAACTTGCCAACCCACATTTTTGTCAACCCAGAGTGGTGGGGATTTTTGCTCAGCCTTAGCGATTCGTCAAAGCGTCCGTTGTTTCCACAGATTGGCCCAATGAACGCATTTGGCAACCTTGCACCAGGACAAGTAAACGGCAATGCTTTCGGTTTGCAAGTTGTAGTTGATCGCAACTTCGCAGGAGACACGCTAATTGTTGGCGATGCTTCTGGTTACGAAATCTTTGAGCAGCAGAAGGGCGCAATTAGTATTGACGTGCCTTCCACGTTGTCACGCACAATAGCCTTCAGAGGGTATCTTGCAACCTTGATGATTGATTCGTCCAAATTCGTCAAGATGGCTCCAGTCGGCTGATCTGAAAGGTAGGCCAAAATTATGGCCACTTATCAGGTCATCAGTAAGCAACTTACGTCGAATTACGCCGTCCTTCAACTTCTCACCCCAGCGGAGTTGACGGTCGGCGATTCGATCGTCGTTGCAGCAGTAGATGCCACATTTAATGGCAGTTACACAATCAGGGCGCTTCCGTCTTATGAGTTCATAGGCATTGACGACGAAGGCGATCTGGAATACAACCCAGCAATCGTCATTCCGAATCAAGTTCTTTATGCCGTAACTGCATCAGATGTGGCACGTCAAGCCGCGTCTGGAACATTGAGTTATGCGCCCGTGTGTACTTGGGTAACGGCCGCGCAAGTCATGTCTTACCTTGGCATCACAATTGCTAACCCGTCTGATGATTACACATTGCTCACGCAATCGGTGTCAGCTGGCAACCAGTTCTGTTATCGCAGGCGTCAGGAATCGGGCTATATTGACTCCCTAACGACCTCACCTGGCGGTGACGCAACATTGGGCACTCTGATGTATTGCGCCGCTCTATGGCGCTCTAGGGGCTCAATAGAGGCAACCTACGCCACGTTTGACGGCATGGGCTCGGCACCACAGCAAAGCCTGACCCCGATCGTCAAGCAGCTGCTTGGTATCCCACGTCCAGCGGTTGCTTAATGTCGTACACCGACCTATTTAACGAAGCGATTGATGATGTCACCGCAACGCTGACCGCGGTCTCTGGTTTGCGTGTTGTAAACGACCCGACCAAACTTGCGCCTAATTGCGTGTACTTGGATGCACCAAACTTCACAACAATTGCTGGCAACGGCAACGTGATACGCCTTGAGTTTCCTGTAAAGGTGATCGGGTCAGGCCCAGCAGGTCTGCCGGTACTGCGTCAGATTCTCAGCATTGTGGCAAACGTGCTTGGCTCGCCGATCATTGTTATGGCTGGCCGTCCGTCAAGCCTTGAGATCGGTGGCGCGTTGTACCCGTGCTATGACCTTGATTGCGCTATTCAAGCCCAAACTTCGTAATCCACAACTAAGCAACACAAATCATCTACTATCAGAACAGAACTAAGGAGCACCAAATGCCAACATCAACTTACCTCTCAAACCCAGTCGTATTGATTGGCGCCACTAGTGCGTCAACGACCGACATCACCGATATGGTTTCTGCTTGCAGCCTCGTTGTAACCAAGGAAGCCCTTGAAGACACGGCGTTCGGCCAAAATTCCCGCACCATGACGGGGGGCCTCTTTTCAAATACCTGTACGTTAAGCATTTATGCGAGCTATGCGACAAGTGAGTCTTACTCGGTTTTGTCAGCGCTTCTCGGCACAAAGTGTTACATCAAAGTGACTCCAGCGTCTGGTGCTAACTCGGCAACGAATCCAGGGTTTGAACTAACCGAGACCTTCATGAGTTCGCTACCTGTGATCAACGCCTCCCTTGGAGAGCTTTCAGTTTACGAGATTGAACTAGAGGGCGGCTCGTACACAATCGACGTAACCTGATAATTAACGGCTCCAAGCCGACATAGGAGAAACATGAAAATTAAGTTGCAGTTAAAGCGCACGCCCGACAGCGCACCCGAGTACTACTACACGAACCTGTTTGTGGTTACTGAATGGGAACGCCTTGAGCGACGCAACATTCAACAGCTCTCCGCAAACCCGTTGTATTCGGATTACGCCTGCTGGATGCACACGATATTGAAAATCAAAGGCGAACAAGTTGGTGACAACTGGCGCGAATGGTTAAGCAAAAACCCTGACATCGACATTCTGCCGGTACTGGACGAGACAGACCCAAACCCTACGGACGCGGCACCTACCGCCGCCAACTAGCAGAGATTTTGGTCGCGGTCGGTTGGTGGCCTAGCGACATTGTGTTTGACGCTCGAGATATGGCAACGGTCATTAAAGTGCTTAACGAGGCAAACAAAAAAAGGAAATAACGTGGCGGAAGTATCGGCAAAGATTGAGGTCGTAGGGCTTAAGGATGCCTTGAAGACCCTTAACAAGATTGACAAATCTTTACGCCGAGAAATCACCAAGGAATACAAGAAGATCGTCCAGCCTGTTATTGACGATGCGAACAAACTTGTGCCTACTGGCGTTCCGTTGTCTGGTATGGCGCGCAATTGGCAAACCCGATCAGGGTTCCAGATCTTGCCGTGGATACCTGGCATGAAGCAGAAGATCGCTGCAAAGATCAATACTCGAGCGATCAAGGAATACAGCGGAAACAAAACCAATGTCGGCACGTTTGCCATTCAATGGAAAGGCGCTACTGGCACAATGTTTGACACGTCCATGTCTGGCTCATTAGGGCGGGCGCTAACTGCACGCTATGGCAGTCGTTCGCGAGTAATGTGGAAAGCGTACGAGCAACGCCAAAGTGATGTCATGTCCGAGATGGAGCAACTGGTTAAGCGCGTCATGGATGAAGCGAACAGAGAGACCGCGTAATGGCAATCAATATCCCGATCATTTCAGAGTTTGACGGCAAAGGGATTAAGAAGGCTATTTCCCAGTTCAAGCAACTGGAAACAATATCGGAGAAAGCCCAGTTTGCAATCAAGAAGGCTGCGGTGCCAGCAGCTGCGGCGCTTGGCGGTTTGGCGTTGGCACTTGGTGACGCAACTAAGGCCGCAATGGAAGATCAGCAGGAGCAGGCGGCGTTAGCGCTTACTTTGCAAAATGTGACTGGCGCAGGCAAAGCCCAAACTGCCCAAATTGAAGATCAGATTAGCGCGATGAGTCGAGCGTCTGGTATTGCCGACACCGAATATCGCAAGAGCCTTGAAGCTTTGGTGCGCGGTACAAAAGATGTTGATCTCGCCATGAAGGACATGAACCTTGTAATGGACATCAGTACAGCGCTGCAAACCGATTCCAGCACGGTTGCAGACGCGCTCGCTAAGGCATACCAAGGCAACTTTAAGGCGCTTCGATCATTGAGCCCAGAAATGGCAACGATGATTAAAGAAGGCGCAAGCCTAAACGAAATCATGGACGTGCTTGGCGGAACCTTTGGCGGTGCTACTGCCAAGAGTGCCGAAACCGCTGCAGGCAAAATGAAGATTTTGACCAACTCGCTTGGCGAAACCAAAGAGTCAATCGGTGCTGCGTTGTTACCTGTCCTTGAAGCCGTTTTGCCTGTGCTTAACAAGTTCGCTGCATGGGCTCAAGACAACCCCAAAGCGTTTTTGGCAATTGCAGCTGCTATCGGAATAATTGCCGCTGCGATCGTGGCCACAAATATTGCTATGGCACTAAACCCGTTTAGCCTTATTGCGGCAGGCATCGCATTGCTAATTGTTGGTCTCGTAACGGCGTACAACAAGTTTGAGTGGTTCCGTGACGGCATCAACCTAATTGTCAACACCGTCATTGGGTTCTTTGCCGGCATGGTCAACGCTGCAATCGGCGCAGTTAACGCAATCATTAGCGCATATAACTCAATCCCATTGTTGCCTGATCTGCCAAAAGCGCCAACTGTGCCGGTTCCACAACTTGGCAAAACATCAAACACACCTGCACCTGGTCGCATGAGCATTCCTCGACTGGCCGAAGGTGGCATTGTGACAGGCCCAACTCTTGCGCTGATAGGTGAAGCAGGCCCAGAAGCTGTAATCCCGTTAGACCGCATGAATACTGGCGGGGGAGTGACCGTCAACGTCACAGGCGGACTCTCGACTAGCGCCGAGATCGGTCAAGCCGTGGTCAACGCATTGCGCGCCTATTCACGGAGTGCAGGGCCGTTGGCTCTGAACATTGCCTAATGCCAGGCGTCGCTGTTGTTGATTCAGGTAACTATGACCTGCAGATCGCTACAGGATTTAACGTCAACGCGTTTACTCTTGACGACACAACCAAAGGCGTTCTAGATAACACAACTTATGTGCTAGACGGCAATACCGAGTTTGCAAGCGTCATGGATTCAACAACAACAATCACCGTCAAGCGCGGCAGACGCGATATTGGCGACACGTTTAGCGCCGGCACGATGACATTCACCATTCAAGACGTGGACGGCATTTTTAACCCGTTTGACGAGAACAGCCCGTATTACGACACAGCAGAATCTAAGCCTGGTCTTGCACCAATGCGCCAGGTCAAGTTAATTCGATACAGCTCTACCGATGTTGCCGAGTTGCTGTACTCGGGATTTGTTGTCAACTACGACTACAACTTTGCGCTCGGCGGTCTTGACACCGTGACCGTGTATTGCGCTGACCAGTTTTACCTACTCGCACAAACATTCCTAGACGAATTAAACGTCACCCCAGAGACATCAGGCGAACGCATAGAAACTGTGCTTGACCTGCCAGAAGTTGACTTTCCAGCCTTAGCGCGCGACATCTCAACTGGCACCGTCAATCTCGGCCATGACGCTTCCTACACCGTGCAGGCTGGCACAAACGTGCTGCAATACATTGCCCAGATCAACGACACCGCCGAGTTTGGTCGCCTGTTCATGTCCCGTGATGGCGTGCTCACATTCCAAAACCGCATCGGCAACACGCTGTCTGCATCTGTGGCCGACTTCCATGATGACGGCACCGAATACAAATACAACGGCGTAGGCATCTCATTCGAGGCGGACGCTGTAGTTAACCGCGTGGTCATAACAGGACTGGACGGTAAGACGGCAACAGCCACCGACGCAGGCTCAATCGCCACATACTTCATTCAGACCAACAGCATCACAAACAGCCTGCTACACGTCCAAGAAGAAATTGACACCGCCGCGTCTTACCTGTTGAACCCTGAACCCGAAGCCAGGTACACCAGCGTAGAAACCGCATTCCTAATGCTGACCACAGCCCAAAAAGACACCCTGGCAACCCTAGAAATAGGCGACACCATCACCGTACAAAAGACATTCCCAAGCGGTGCCGGCACGACCCAGTTGGCGCAAGAGCTGTCTGTTGAAGGCATTGAGCATTATCTGGATTTCTCTACAGGCCACAGAGTGCTTTACTCAACCGCGCCAACTACGATCGTGTACGAGTTAATATTGAATGACGCCGTATATGGCACACTCGATGCAGAGAATGTTTTAGGATAGGAGCACTATGCCGATCACTACATACACCGCAGGCGAAGTTCTCACAGCAGAATCACTCAATGCCAACTTTGCGGCGGGTGGTCTTCAACTTGTAAAAACACAAACCATTGGAACTGCTGTCAGTTCTGTGGCTGTGACAGGGGCGTTTAGCGCAACTTATGACGCTTACAAAATCTTGATAACTGGCGGTGTTGGTAGTGCTAACGGAAGTTTGCAAGTGCAAATGGGTTCAACGACTACTGGATATTACGGTGGCGCAATCGGTATAACTTTTGCTGGCGTGTCTGACAATATCGGACAAGCAAACGGAGCAAATTTTATAAACTTTGGTAGAGGTTCAGCAGACGGTCTTTATCTAAATATGGATTTGGGAAACCCATTTCTTGCTAAAAACACTTTTGCTCAATCGACATGGGTTGTGAACCTCACAAACGGTAGAACAAGAATAAATGGGTCATATCTGAACGACACAACTTCTTACACAGGCTTCACGATAATTCCTGAAACTGGCACACTTACTGGTGGAACTATACGCATTTACGGATATGTAAACAGTTAGGACAACAAAATGACATACGAAGAAGCCGTAGCAATGTATCCACGCAACGAAGTGTTTATACAAACTGACAACAAAGAACGTCAAATGACACCTGCAGAATACGAAGCATTTATTCAACGTCAAGTTGATTACGTCCCATTGTCGTAATGCGCTGGCGTTACCTCATCGGCTACGTAGCGCTAATCGCAGTCGTCTTGTGGGGATGCGCTGGCTGCGGTTATGACGGCTCATATCGCTACCCATGCCAAGACCCAGCCAACTGGACTAAACCAGAATGCGAACCACCGATCTGCAATCCATCTGGAACGTGTACAAGGGATTTGATTTATGAGACCACGCCTTAAGCCTGAAGAGCTTCACGCTCGACTAATCGTGGTAGTTGGCATCATCCTTGCCAGCGTGTTTGCAATCACCGTGCTTGGATTTGTCTGGTCACTTATGTTTGTCACACAGCCGATCGGGAATCAATCGCCCAATGACGCCGCGTTCATAGACTTGTTATCAACCCTGACCGTATTTATGACTGGCACGTTGTCAGGCTTAGTGGCCTCAAACGGGCTAAAGTCAAAAGCAAAAGAAGGAGTCAAAGATGTTGAAGGATAAAGACAAAGCCCTACTCGCCTCATACGGTCGCTCGGTCATTGCAGCGGTCATCGCGGTGTATTCAACAGGCAACACAGACCCAGCCGATCTAGGCAAAGCAGCGCTCGCCGCGCTTGTGCCAGTTTTCATCCGATATGTGAACCCTAAAGACCTGGCATTTGGTCGTGGCAATAGCCAAAGCTAAAGCAGGCGTTCCAAACGCACGCGACTACATAGGCAACGCAGACGGTGCATCACCAGCGCCACGTGCCGGCATGAACGAATGGATAAAGCAAGCAATCGCTGCATCTAATGGCGCGCTGTGGAATAACGGGTCTTGGGGTCAACGTGACATGCGCGGTAAGCCAGGGTCTTTGTCGGTGCATGCGACTGGCAGAGCTGTTGATCTGTCGTATCGCAAAAGCGAAAAGAACCCAAAAGCAGGACGCAAAGAAGCGCTGGTCTTTATTGACAAACTTGTTGCCAATGCAAACGAACTCGGTCTGCAATGTATTTTGGATTATTTCCCAGAACCACAGGGTCGAGCATGGCGTTGCGATCGATACGCATGGCAGAAGTATGACAAGCCGACAATCCACGGCGCACCAGGTGGCGACTGGTTCCACATTGAAATTACACCACAGGCCGCCGACTCGGTGATCTGGGTAAAAGCCGCATTCTTAAAGGTGTTCGGGGAAATCCCACCCAAGGCTTGATCTATGTTCTAGGGTCGGAGTACCGACAAAAGGACAGGCAATGACTGACATCCAGATATTCGACTACAGCGTCTATACGGGAGTGATGGACAACGGTCAAGAAATCTTGGTGCAAATCTTCACCAACCCCGACTCGGGAAAGTTCCTTATGGGACAAATCGCATTCAGAATGGCATCCTCATCATGGGGCATGCCCATACCTTTGGAGAAACGATGAACTATTTTGCAGAGAAAATCATTGGGCTAGTGCTTTGTACGGTTTTCGGCTTTACGGTCGCTGTGGGGGCTCCTGACGCGTCTGAAGGCCCGTCTGGGACTATCGCCTTAGCGCCTTTAGACGTTGCGGCATACCTAATTGGGCCAACCACGACTACCAGCTCAACGATCTACATTGACCCTTATTCGTCGGCTTGTGAGCAGTTCAGCGCGCTTGCCGTGAACCTTGGCTGGCCTGCAGATCAACGCACCGTGCTAGAGGCTGTGATGGCACGCGAAAGCGGCTGCCGACCAAATGCCCACAACAAGACACTTAACAAAAATAAATCACAGGATTACGGTCTGCTGCAGATCAACGATCGGTCATGGACAAATTGGTTGCGCGATGCCGGCATCATCAACCAGACGTCAGACCTGTTACACGCCGAGACTAACTTGCTTGCTGGATTAGAAATATACAACTACGGAGTCGAGCGCTACGGGTTCGGCTGGGGGCCATGGAGTGTGAAATGAGCGAAGGTGTTGCATGGAATCAAGGCGAACTATCAGAAGAAACCCGACGAATGGTAATGGAGCAAATGATGACAACAAAACACGACATGGCAATCTTTAATTTAATTAACGAAATATCAGACATAAGCACTAACCCGCACGCAAGCATTATTCAGCGTCTTAAAGGCATGAAGAACTCGTTGTCATTAGAAGAACCAATGCCATTGCACGATGTGACTACACTCGACTTAGCAATCAAAGCACTACAAGCACATTCCTAAACCGACTACAAGGAGATTCCGACGTGATACAAATAATTCCAAGTTCGCAAAACTTAAAAATTGTCAACAATCCCAATTCCGTTAATCAATTTTCTAACGCAATTATTGGCTTTGTCGTTTACACAGGCAACGATGTAAAACACGCGCCTTACGAAGCAGATGACGACATCTATGTGCGACCTTTGACCACACTTGATTGCATGGAGTGGGTACAGGCTGCATGTGGCGGTGATGCTTTAATCACACTTGACGAAGACAATGCGAACTTCTAATGAAGACCTGCACGATCTGCAAAGAACAAATTGCTTACCCAGAGATAACAGGCAAAACACATTTCGTCTGTGATGGCCGTGTGCCGGCACGAAAGAACGCCCCATTCATTGAGGGCATGTTGGCATCACAATCATCAGCCGATGCGCGGTGGACACGACCACAACAAAACGAAGTTGACGCTGCCATTGTGCACGTTGCGCGCACTAAAGGCTTCTTTACATCTGACGACATTTGGAAGCACCTGGGCGATCAGTTCCCTGTGACCAAAGGCATTGCTGGTCGGTTAAACGCAGCTGCGCGTCGTGGCATTATTCGCAATACAGGCGAACTTGCTTTTGCACAGCGCGGTGGCGCGCATGACCATGCACAGCGTTTAAGCGTCTGGGCAGGCATCTAATGGGCTTTGATCTAAGCAACTACGAGACAGTCGAGCAACGCCTTGTGCGCTGGTGGGCTGCATATCCGAACGGGCGCGTCTACACGATGATGATGAACTACACAGGCGACGCTTGCGTGTTCTATTGCGAACTGTACGCCGACAAAGAAGACAAAGTGCCAGTCGCTACGGGCTACGCAGAAGAAATCAAAAGCGACCGCGGTGTCAATGCAACGTCATTTGTAGAGAACTGCGAAACCAGCGCGATCGGTCGCGCCATTGCCAATTGTCCATTACAGGCGCCTGCTAGTGGCCCAAGGCCGTCACGCAATGAGATGCAAAAGGTTGAGCGTCTAACAACACCACCACAGCCACAAGTGCACGTTCCCTCTGGTGCATTTGCGACACCGAAACAGATCGGCTACATCAAGAAACTGGCCAAAGACGCCAACATGGATGATCTGCGCCTGTTGGAGTTTATACATCGCGAACTGGACGATGACAGCGCCGTGTTAGAGCTGTTGAAATCCCATGAAGCAAGCAAAATTATTGAGAGGCTCAAATGACATTAGATGAACGGACATTGGCTTTACAGCGCTTAGTACGGCTGCATGAAGAAATGTCAACCGTGATAAGCGACTTCCCACGCAAAACAGAAGCATTGGATTATCTGCGTTGGACAATCATTCACATATCGGAAAAGTTGTGGTTGCAGGCGATACACGATGAAGCCTGACCTAAAGATGAGCGAAGCCGACTTTAAGGACATGGTGATCAGCGTCGCCAAGCGTTACGGCTGGTTAGTGCATCATGATCTGCCGGCACAGAACACTCGAGGACGCTGGATGACCAACGTCCTTGCACGTTGAACACTCGAGGAC